CTGGTGCATGGCTTATGGTAGATTCAAAACGAGAACCATTTAATTCAGGAGCATCAGCTAATGAATTAGGTGCTAATGAACCTAATGGAGAAAATGATTTAGCTGGTGATTTTAAAATCGACCTACTTTCAAATGGTTTCAAATTGCGTGACGACTTAGGAGATGCAAACGCTGGTGCAGAATATATATACATGGCATTTGCCGACAGTCCTTTTGTCACTAGTGGAGGCGTGCCTACGACAGCCCGATAATTATGTTACAAAAAGTAAGATTTCAACCAGGATTTAATAAACAAGTTACAGCAACAGGTGGTGAAGGCCAATGGGTTGATGGTGATAATGTTAGATTTAGATATGGTACACCAGAAAAAATAGGCGGTTGGGCACAACTAGGTTCTGTAGATATTACTGGACGTAACACAGCGCTACATCATTTTGTTAATGCTAGTGGTATTAAGTTTGCAGCTCTTGGAACAAATAGAATACTATACGCTTATTCTGGTGGTATTTTTTATGACATACATCCAATTAAAACGACAACAACTTTAACAAATGCATTTTCTACAACCAACGGATCAGCAACTGTTACAATAACTTTTGCTTCAGCACACAATGCAAACAAAGGTGATATTATATTATTAGATAATTTTACAAGTATTACTAACTCTGGTTTTTTATCAAGTGATTTTGATGACAACAAATTTCAAGTAACATCTATACCTACAACTACTACACTAACAGTTACTATGGCTTCTAACGAATCTGGATCAGGTGCAAGCACATCTGGTGGTATTAGAGTAAAACTTTATTATTCTGTTGGACCAGCAGTAGAAGTTGCATCAACTGGTTGGGGTCTTGGATCATGGGGTGGTGTAGCACAAGGACAATTTACATCAACATTATCATCAGGAATAAATGCGAGTGTGACTTCATTAACCATGGCAAGTTCAACATCTTTTCCATCATCTGGTACAGTACAAATTGGTTCTGAACTAATTACTTACACAGGAAATAGTGGGGGTACATTATCTGGATTAACAAGAGGAGCCTCGGGCACAACAGCAGCAACACATTCAAGTGCTGCAACTGTAACGGATGCATCAAACTTTTTTGCATGGAACGCTGCAGCATCTGGAGATATAGTAACAGCACCTGGACTATGGTCATTAGATAATTTTGGTAACAAACTTATAGCAACAATATCAGGTGGAGAAACATTTGAATGGGATTCAGATCCAACAACAGCTACAGAAACTAGAGCAACTTTACTTCCTAATGCACCAACAGCATCTGCATTTAGTTTGGTATCAACACCAGATAGACATTTAATATTTTTTGGAACAGAGACTACAATTGGAACTAAATCATCAAGAGATGAAATGTTTATTAGATTTTCTGATCAAGAAAATATTGACTCAACAACTTCTTACGCACCATCAGCTACTAACACAGCAGGTACACAAAGACTTGCAGATGGATCTAAAATTGTAGGAGCAATACGTGGTCGTGATGCAATTTACGTTTGGACTGATACAGCATTATTTATTATGAGATTTGTTGGTGCACCTTTTACTTTCTCATTTCAACAAGTTGGTACAAACTGCGGATTGATTGGTAAGAATGCAGCAGTAGAAGTAGATGGTTCTGCTTATTGGATGTCAGAGAATGGTTTTTTTAGGTACACAGGTAAACTAGAATCACTTGCATGTTTAGTTGAAGATCATGTTTACGATGATATCAATACAATTCCAAAACAACATATTAATGCAGGTTTAAATAATTTGTTTGGAGAAGTTATGTGGTTCTACCCTAACTCTGGATCAGGAACCGTAAACCGTATGGTATGTTATAATTATCTTGACTCAACACCTGAAAGACCAGTTTGGACAGTGGGTACGTTAGCTAGATCTGCATGGCAAGATTCTGCAGTATTTGGTAAACCTCACGCAACAGAATATAATTCAAGTTCTACAACAGCTGCATCTAGTAAAGATCATGTAGTTGGTTGCACTGATGGAACGTCTACTTACTTTGAACATGAAAAAGGTTTAGATCAAATTAAAGAAGGAGCAACAAGTTCTATTACAGCAAACATACAATCTGGAGATTTTGACATAGGTCAACAAGGCTTACAAGGTGATGGTGAGTTTATGATGAAAATTAGAAGAGTGTTACCAGATTTTTTATCACAAACAGGAGATAGTGTTATTACATTAAACTTAAAAGATTTTCCTAATGATACTGCAGCTAGTTCATCACTTGGACCATTTACAGTTAATAGTTCTACTAAAAAACTTGACACAAGAGCACGTGCTAGATCTATTGCATTAAAAGTATCTAATAGTAGTACAAGTCAGTTTTGGAAATTAGGCACATTTAGATTAGATATACAACCGGATGGTAGAAGATAATGGCTAGAATTGTACAATCACTTACACAACCTACAAAAGATTATGATGAACAA